GATGCAACCCCGACCCAGCCGTCCCCCTCCCTTCCCCTCGGTGCCGCCTTTTTGGCCGCCCATGCGGACGTTGGCGATGTCGCCCTTGTCTTTGGACCCAGCCTTAGGGGCGCGGTCAATCCTGTCGTCATCCAACTCCTCAGCGAGGTAGTCGGCGACCACTCTCTCGAACCGCGCCCCGGCAGCCTTGGCGCTCTTACGAGTCCTCGCCACGAACACCGCCTAGGTGGGTGATGGATCGCTTCTCGTCTCTTACGTTCTCGTAAGCCGTCCTCCAGCCTCGAGCCGAAGCAAGGAGTCGCGCATTCTCCGCGGCGAGCACCTCGCACTGGCCCCCCTTGTAGACGGCGTACGCGAGCGCCGCGAACGCAATCAGCAGCGTCACTGCGAGCATGGATTCCATTACTCCTCCTGGTATCGCATTAGCCAGGCGATGGCGAGTCCACCAACCTGGGTGACCTCACTGATGAGGTCTGAGTTGTGACCGGTGTCAGCCTTGTTGTCGTAGGTGAGAGCGGCGCAAACCTCCCCGACCTCCTCAGCCAATGCGTAGAAACGCGACTCGTCGGTATGGCTATCGCTGTCGAGCGTCATGCCCGGGTGCTTCTTCGCCGCACGCTCATACTCGGCGAGAAACTCCCCCACAGGGTCTGTCACGCCGAGGAAGTGCAGCAGGAGTGCCGCATCCTCAACCATGCGCGAGAGCTCAAACTCAAGCTCCCCGTAGAGGTACTCGCTCCCATGAATGTAGGACTCGTCGTCAGCCTGATCCATGGCGAGGGAGATGCGCCCCAACTGCCGGTGCCAGCGACCAACGGTCTCGAACGGCCCCTGCTCATCGTTGATGAAGGGGGCGACAAGCTTGTGCGCCAGCGCCTTCATGTTGTTCATTCGGTGTCCTTTCTTGAATCGGCGAACACGACTGTTCGTGTGCCGTCATCGTTGAGTCGGTACGTTCGGCCATCCCAGTACTTGACCGGGATGCTCTCTGGGTTGGCTACGAACTGCGGGACGTTGAAGCCCTCCTTACGGGCCTCCGACCTGTTCTGCTCGACGTGACCGTGACAGCCTCGCACTCCATCCCCGCAGAGGAGGATGAGGTTGCTGGGGCTGTTCGTGTTCGGCTGGCGCGTGCCCCCCATGCCTCGGGCCCTCCGGTGCTGGATGCTCATGGGGCCGTTACCGGCGTGCCGCCCGCAGCGGGCACACCGGTAACCGTCCCTCTCATAGACGAGTTCCCTTGTTTCCTGGGAGGGGCCTGTTTTCTTGGGGGCCCCCTTTCTAGGCATCTCCGGACTCGATCTCGAGGATGCTGATGTCCCCAGTGGAGATGAGCTCACGGATGGCTTCCTCCTGTGCGGTGGAGATGCGCACCGAGATGCGCGGGTCACCCTGAACGGCCTCCACACCATCGGGGACCTCCCCGGTCTGCTTGATGAACCCATCCAGGGCTGCCGCTGCCACAAACCATGGGGCAGGCACCTTGTGCACGGCGTCAGGCTTGTTCCACTCGAGCCAGGCCACGAGGGCCTTCTCGTCTACCACCTGGTATCGGGGCTGCGGCGAGCTGACGCTCACCGTCCCCACCTGGAGGCCGTCGATCATCGGCTTGGATGTGTCACCCGGCGCCATGTACTCCTCGAGCTCTTTGAGGGCCTTCTTCTTCTCCTGGGAGGCCACCTTGGCGATGTGTGCCGCGATGGCCGCCCTGCGGAGTGCTGATTCCTTGCTCACTGGACCTTTCCTGCCCCGTAGTTCTGCGCCAGCCACGCCCTGAGCATGTCTGGGTTGGCCTTACCGCCTGCGGCGAAGTACTCCTCGCGGACCTTATCTCCGTCCAGCTGGTGGGTGGCACAGAATCCGTCAAGGATGGTGCCGCATTGCTCGGCCGCTGTTCTCTTGGGAACCCCCTGTTCCGCTGGGAGGGGGGTATTCCGCTGGGAGGCCCCTATTCCGTTGGGAGCCCCCCTCTCGTAGGACTCACTGTCCGGGTCGGGCTCGTCGGTGGGGATGGTGAGCGCCTGCAGCAGGAATGTCCTGTAGGCGACGCTCATAGCCTTGGCGATGGCTTTGTCTCCGAAGTCCATTGCCTCGGCCGCCACCTTCCCATGGATGCTGTCGCCAGCTGGCCCGTAGATCCGGTAGGTGACCTTGACGACTACCTCGGCGGTCTGCTTGCCGCTTGCTGTGGTCCCGTTGCTGCGGTGTACTTCGACGTCCTCGGGGAGGATGGTGACCCCGTACTTGCGGAGTGCGGGTCCTACTGCGTTCATTACCGCATCGATGCCGCGGAAGTTGAACCGCTGTGCCTGATTCTTGCTATCCTTCTTGACTGCCTGAACGTCCCCCATGACCTTACTGAGCGCCTGGTGGACTGTTAGCCGCTCTGTCATCTGTGCTCCTTTCTTGGGAGGCCCCTATTCTCTTGGGAGGCCCCTATCTGGGGACCTACTTCGTGGAAGCCACCAGAGACCCCACGGCCATGATCGCGTGCCCCATCGTTGCAACATAATGGGTCACACCACCGGCGGTCACGGCGATCCTGCCCCCGGCCGGAGCAATGATGATGGTCTCCGATTCCGCCGTGGTGATGCTGTACACGTCTCCGACGTGGCGCACCTTGAGTCGCCGGTCGAATGCCGTGACCCTACCCTTAACGGAGTCGTGGTGGTTGTGGGCGTTCGCTTCGGCGAGCGTGTCCGCGATGACCACTTCATCGCATTCGACGTACCCCCAGTACCGATCCGCCTGATCGGGCTTGCGTACTGTCCACCAGTCCGGGGTGAGTTCCGCAGCCACGGAACCAAATGTGACGGCGTACCCCGTGGGTGTGGGGGTGACGTAAGACCGGCAGTGAGGCCACATGCTGGCTAGCTGCATCGCGACGTTGGGTGCGTAGGTGTGATCCATGGAAGTGTTCCTTTCGTGTGTGTCCAGCTAGTGCTGCCAGACGTATCGGCGTGGGTCGAATGACTCGAGCACGTACAGCCATGCTGATAGGCGCTTGAGCTCTGTGCCGAGTAGGCGAGTGTCGCCGTCCTCGAGGTGCCACCATGGGCCGTGCTTGACCCATGGCTCGTGTAGGTCGTTGTAGACGGTGGCTCCGTCGGGCATGCGCCGCATGTCGGCGTGCGTGATGAGTCGGTGCTCGAGTGGTGCGTCAGCTGGCACGATTCTCCTCTGCCTTGATGGCCCGCTCGAGGTAGGCAATGGCCTTGCGTAGGTCCTCTACGCGCTTGCTCGCATCTCCCTTGCGGCCGAACCGAGTGAGGTACTTCCCCGCGTTCCAGAGATGCGGATTGTCAGGGAAGATGGCGTCCAGTAGGTCCCAGGACTGCAGGTTGGCAGTGAACAACGGCGCCCCGTTGGTAGCCAGCGCTTCACCTATCCACGTGTAGTGGGTAGGGGAATCATGAGCCCCCATAGCGTTTCCTTTCTAGGCCCCGAACCGTTCGGGCTACCTATGGGCCACCTAGACCAATTCGGATCACAGCAAACCCCTGTAGTCAGCAAACAGTGGGGCGGTCTAGGTGACTCATAGGTGGGCAGACTGTATCGACTACGCGAGGCGGCGCCGTGCGTGCGATGCCTGCCACCTATGGCCTTTCCTCTATGTAGTTCTCAACCAACATGCGCAAGCGTTATTCAACGGCTGCCCGCGTTTCTGCTGCGCTATCTCCTCTAGGTGAGGTGGCACGGCCGCAACACTGCACGGCCGACCATCCCGACTAGGCGGCTTGTGCCCGCTCGAGCGCAACCTCGAACGCGTCCCTAGCGAACCGGACCGCTACGTCATCATGCCCGCGAACCTCACCGCTCGAGTACACATGAACTTCGTTGCCGTCCTTGCTGGCCCTAAGGCCGCCGCAAGTAGACAACTCGAGGATGGGGGAGACGCGCCAGCCGTTAGCGCTGAGCACGTCCGCCAGTGTCACGAGCGCTCCAACTCGACGCTCAGCGTCGCTCAGCATGTGAGCCATCACTTCAACACTGGTCCAGTCCCTGCGGACCTCCGCCAAGTACGTGACGTTCAGCGAGTCCGTGGCCGTAACCTGCGCGATGGCTTCGCGGAGCCTCGACCCCAAGGCGTTCCGAACCTCAAGGAAATGGGTTGAGTTGGCGGCATGCCAACTACCCGAAAGGGCCTTGTCTTCGCCCGTAGCCGCCTTGAATGCTAGGCGCACGCGCTCGTCTACAGTGCTCATGGTTTCGTTCCTTTCGGCTTGCTGACGTTCAGGCTTCGGCGATGTAGGAGACGGCCGCGTCGACGGACATGTCCCCGCAGACCCAGTGCTCCGTACCGTCAGCGCCCACGATGTAGATATCGACGAATACTGCGGGCTCCCCGTCCCAGGGCTCCTCAGCGGTGATGTATGCGATTCGCGTGCCCTCAGCGAAGATGAGCGAGTACTGGTTCACGTTGGGCGTGTCGCATGTCTGATAGTCGACACTGGCGGCATCAAGCGCGAACTCAAGGGTGTCTAGCGCCTCCTCGAGGGTGAGCGCAATGCGTTCGTTAACGCTACTCATGATGGTTGACTCCTTAGTGTGGAGGGTTGGTTGGTGTCGTGCCCGACGGGGGAATCGAACCCCCGCTACAACCATTCGGGCTACCTGAACGTGTTAGGAGATCGCGTACAGGACCGCGGCCGCAACGTCACCCATAGACCAGTGTGTCGTGTCCGAAACGGCGTCAACATTAATGACGCAGATCGGGGAGTCGGGGCCATCGTCTTCCACAACGGCAATCCTCTCGGACATGCGAGACTCAACCTTGCTGTAACGGTCGCCTTGGAGGATTCGGGCGTCGGCATTGAAGAATGTCACGATCTCCTCCCAACCGCTCATCTCACCGTCCCTGGCCCCACAGAGAACCTGCCACGCTTCGTCAGGGTTACTGTAGGCGAGTTCAGTTGAGGTGAGGACCGCATCAAGGTCAGTCATGTCCACGTTCTCGCGTAACAGGGGGTGATCCACGACGGTGAACTCGAGGCTTGAATTGATGGGGGCGTAGATAGTGACGTCATCGCTCCCGTAGGAGAGGCGCATGTCCAGCATGCCGTCACTGGCGTCGACCTCAAAGTCGCCCGTGTAGCCGATCTCCCATGCCTTGCGGGCGAGCGGGAATGCCAGGAGCGCGGCGGCCTTGTCCGCGTCACTGGTGATGGCAACCATCTCAGTGCCGTTCAGGATGGTACCGGCGGGACGGTATCCGTCCTCAGCGATCTCGAGGTGAATGTTTCCGACGCTGATGCCCTCAGTGGTCTCGCGGTAGTCGATGCCCCAGTCGGTCAGGTTGGCGGTGACGTCGGTGATGTAGTCGGTGGTGGTCATTGCTGTGATCCTTTCTTGGTGGAGCGGTTCGCTCCGTGCTGATGGCTTAACTATACACACACCCAGACAAGGCGAGTCAAGTCAGATTGGGTATCAATTTGCGTGACCTACGTCATCGAACACGTGTTCGACAGGGACCCGAGCGCCACCCACACACATGCGTGCACACACGCACGCACCCCCGCACACAATAGGCCACGAGAGCCGACCTGGGCGCCCTACAGGGGTCCACCCACATACGGGCACCACCCACGCCCCAAAAG